CAGCTCTTCGATCAGCTCGTCGGCGCGCATGTAGCCCGAGCCGCCGGGCTTGGTCGTGACGCGAGGCCTGCGGCTCGCGGGATCGACCACTACGACGTGGAGCTGCCCGTCCTCTTCGAGCACGCTCAGGTGCTCGCGGAGCAGGTACTCGACACCGGGCAGCGGCTTGTGCTTGCTCTCGCGCAGCGCCTGGGCTTCCGCCTGGGCGAGCGCGGCGCGCTTGCGCTCTTCGCGCAGCGTCAGCACCTCGGCCTTGGTCTGGTCCAGATCCTTGCGGTACTGGGACTCGAGCTGCTTGCGGGCCTCCTCGATGGCCTTGATGCCACTGCCGGGAGGTTGCGCCTCGAGCTCAGCCAGGCGCGCGAGCTTCGCTTGCACGTCGGACGGATCGAGGTCTTTGATCGGGTCGAGCTTCGACTTGAGCTGGCGGACTTCGCCCAGCAGTTCGCTGTTTTTGGACCGCAGACCCGACACGTTGTCGATGCCCCACCCATCGGGAAGCTCGAGGATCGTGGCGTTGCCGTCGGTCTTGACGAATTGGGCGAGCCCCTCGGGCACGCCGTCTTTGCTGGCGAGTTGGAGTTTCAGAGACATTCGAGGCGTTCGGGCACTGCCCACGGCCACAGGCCGCAGAGAACGGGAGCGCCGCGCGCAACGAAGGCCCTGCCTACGCGCCGCGGCTGCCCCGTCTTAGGCGCGGCGCGCACTCGCCAAGCTTGCGTTTGGCCCGCGTTTGGCTTTCAGTCCGCGGTCAGCGCCGACAACGGCAGCGGCTTAAGGCCGGGCCCGATCATGTCGCCGATGGACAAGCCCTTGCTCCACAGTTCGAATCGCCCCTGACCCAGCCACTTGCGCTGGAACTCCTCAGGCTGTTGCTTGAGCCACCTCTCGAAGCTGAGGTCGCCAGGGACCGCGCCGTTCATCGAAGCCCTCGCGCCTGGCGGTGCATCGTCAACGTCGATGCCTAGCTCGCGGAGGCTCTTGAGCCAAGGCACGGTGCTCGAGCGGCAGCGCATGTGCATCGGCGGCATCGGGCCCTTGCCCAGCTCGAACGTCTTTTGGTCGAGGCTGGCGCAAACCTTCGAGGTCTGGCTGTCCAGCGTGGCGACGAACCGATAGCCCTTAATGAGCGCCGCGTTGGCTTCGTAGGTGGCCTGCCTGGCGTGCGTCGAAACGTGGTTGGCGGCCGTCGCCGCGATCGTCTCCGCATGCCGCCGGCTGATCGCCAGAGCCCCATCCTGATAGCCGGCTGCCTTGGTCCCGCTGAGCCGCTTGGCGATGTCCGTGACGCTCTGGCCGGTCTGGAGTCCCTGCTGGATCTCCGAACGCACGCGCGCCTTGGTCGCATCTCCAAGCTCGGAGTACCACGCCTTGAGCACCTTCCCCTGGAACGGGCGCGCTCTGACAATCGATCGAAGGTAATCGGGAGAGGCCTTCTGGAACGAGAATTCGATCGGAACCGATCGGGCAAGCGCAGATGCGGCCCAGCTCGATTCGACCTTGGCGATCGTGAGGAGCGTCTTCTGCGCAGCACCTCGCATCGACGAATAGGCCTCGTCGGTCATGTTGTCGAGCTTCTCGTACAGGGCCGCCAGGCGCTTGCTCGTGGCCTCGCTGATGTCCTGGCCGAGCTGCGGAACGTTCGGCAGCCTGGCCATGACCTCGGCCAACAGGGGCCGCGCAAACTCCATGTCAAAGAACCGCGACTGCTCACGCGCGAAGCCCTCCCGGACCCGCAGCGCCACGATCTGGCGCCGGATGATCTGGTCCAGGAGGATCTCGGCCGCGGTCTTGTTGTCGGTCATTGCGGGGGCTCAGGCTGGCCCAGGGGCGGCGGGTTGTCGCCGAGGTCCGGCATGTCCGGCAGCTCGCCCTCGGCTTCGGCAAGCTCGATGACCTCCTGGACGTTGACCGACTCGCCGAGGACGCCGCGGCGTTGCAGCTCGTTCAGGTAGGTCTTGCGGTCGATGTCCTTCCGCGCGCGGCCGGCTTCGAGCGTGCGCAGATGCTCAGCTTGCGCCAGGGTCGAGTTCCAATCGGAGTAGCACTCGACCGCGAAGTCTACGGGGAGCGCCTCGCCAGTCCACATTGCGGCGAAGCGCAGGGCCTCGACAAGACGCGACTCGAGCAGCCGCACCCACGATTGGAGGACCGTCTGCGAGCGCTTGTCGCCGCTGTTCACCTCGGTTGCGGTCCTGGCGGCCGCCTGCTCGACCATCGGGCGCGCGCCCAGCTCACGCATCTTGCTTTCGAGCCGCGCGATCCACTCTGCGCGCCGCTCCAAGCAGGCGCCGGTGGGCTCAACGAACGTCAGCTTGGCGTTCGGGTCGCGGCTGGCGTTGAGCGTGTTCGGCCCGAGCACGATGCCCTTAGACACCTCGTCCTCGCTCGCGCCGGCGAAGAAGAGGCCGCCCACGCTCGAGGCGAGGTTGTTTTCGTGGTCGGAAGTCTGCTGGAAATGCGCGGCCTCGATCTCGGCCAGCGATTGCAGCGGCGGCTCGGCCTCGAAGCGCCCAAGGTGTCCGAGGTTGAGCGTCACCAGCGGCAGCTCGGGCAGCGAAAACTCGCCTTCCTCGATCTTCTCCCAGTCGCCTCCGTTCTTTATCACCTTCCAGACCGTGCGAACGTATCCACCGCCAGGCTGAAGGTTGAACTCGATGATTCGCGGCCGCTCGCGCTCGGCGTAGCCTTCGGAGTAGATCTCCAGGTCGCGGATGCGCAGGTGCTTGATCTGCCCGGCTTCGTTGGCATTGCCAGCGATGACGCTCGACAGGTCAAGCAGCTTGAGCAGTGGGCGATTGCCGGCCTGGTGCTGCTCGGCCAGGGTCGCGGCGGGAACCTCGGCCGAGTAATCGACCCACACGTGAGCGACGCCCTTGGCGATGGCGCGCGAGAGCCAGGCGCAAGCCAAGGCTTCGAGCGAGGCGCCCTCGCCGCTTGCGTTTCTCAGCAGGACCTCGAGCCCAGGCGGCAGATCGTCGCTAAGAGTCAGCGTCTTCTCGAACGGCTTGCGCGAGAGACCGTCAACGGCGTCAGAAAAAAAACCGTGGCATGTCGATCGGTGCAGGCGGTAGAAGTACGCATCGAGCGGCTCTTTGGGCCACTTGGGCAGCGCCTTTTCCTTGAGGCCGCGCATCCCCTCGGTCTTTTGTAGCAGCGCGTCGATCATCGGCCAGCGCGGGCTCATGCGTAGGAACCACAGCGACGGCGTGCCGGGTCCTTGCGACTGGCTGCCCTGCCCTAGGAGCTTGGCGTGCTGGTCGGGCGCATAGCCGTCCGTGAAGGGGATTTTGTCAGCGATCATTGGGCGGTGGTGAAGCGGCCTTGGAGCAGCGGCGAGCCGGTGACTGGGAACTTGTTGTGCACGAGATAGCCCACGGCGTCCGACAGGTGCGAACGCATCGGGTCGCGCGCCTTGTCGATGTCGCCGTTCTTCCACACAAGCTGCTCAAAGTCCTTTTGCAGCTCGGTGCAGCGCGGATGATGGAAGAGCCGATGCCGGCCCGTGGCGGAGCGCAGTAGCGCGTTCACGCTGTTCACGCGATCCTTGACTGCCGGGTTAGTGCGCGACTTGTGGACCGTGGGCACGATGCCGTGCGCGCGCAGCGCATCGGTGAGCACCTTCCAATCACTCGCGCCGGTCTCCCGGTTGCGCCCGTCGGTCGCGTCGCCGTCAAGATTCCACGGGCCCTTGTGGAGCTTCGCCCAGGCGGGATACTCTGCGCGCCCGGTGTTGCCGCCTTCGGCGAGCAGCTTCGCCATGCGCGGGATCGTGCAGTCGCGGGCGAAGACCTCGGCGACAGCGTGGACCTCGCCCGATCCAGTGATCTGCACCAGCGCCCAGCCCATCGAGCCGATGTTAAAGTCCACGCACAGCCACAGCGGCAGACTCGCGTCGTAGTCGTTGCCTCGGCCGTTGACCTCGCGTGCGTACGAGGAATAGACCTTGCCGACGCCCATCACCCTGAAGTCCGCGTCCAGCTCCTGCGCGGCCATGTCTGGGTCGTAGTCGTCGTAGATGCGCTGGATGTAATCGGGGCGCAGGTGTGGGTTGTCGCGCGTCGTGGACTTAAAAAAGGCGTGCGTCCCTGGGCGCCCTTCGCCGACGAACTCGGCGTAGAACGCGTCGAAGCCGTTGGGCGTGGTCGTGCAGAGCATGCGCGGCTTGTCCACGTGCGGGCACGAAAGGCGGCCCTTCATCACGTCCAGGGCGCCGCGCTTGGCGTCCCGCACCTCGTCCATCCAGACCGACCCAAGCTCGGCGCCGCGCAGGTGGTGGACCTTCTCGGTTGAGCGGTACTCGATGCGCGAGACGCCCCGCGGCGTGCTGATCTCGAAGCGCCGCTTGCTG